TTCTTTTAATGTTTTCAACTTAGCTCTACCCATTAACCACCTAGTTTTAGGATAAGTTTGACACATTTCAATTAACCATAATACACCTATAGCCGACTTTCCACCACCAGCAGCCCCTCCGTATAAAATCTCTGTAGTCGAATCGTCTTTTAAATAAAAAACTGCATTTTCTTGTTTGCTCAACAATTCCATTATTTTGGTTTTTCTCCGCTGCCTAATTTTATTACATTGGTTTGATGAACAGTTTGCTCTACTTCTGTCTTATCCTTCCAACCATGATTGTTTTTAAGTCCAAAGATTGCTATAGAAGGAATATAATCGCCATTCAAAGCACCCTTGTAGGTATTGTTCTCAATCTGTTTAAGGATTCTTTTTTTTATAGGGCTAAAGTCTTTGTGCTTATTGCATATGTATTCAAAGACGTCAGTGTACACGTCAAGCTCATTGGCGATATCTGTTAAAGTTATTGCGCCATTCTTAGCAAGTGTTAAAGCTTCGTCAAAAAGTTTCTTAGAAGCCACCTCTGTCCATCTTTCGTTATACTTATTACCTTTCCTCGCTGCCATAATCTTTTTATTGCAAATTTACGCATAATTATTATAAAATGCAAAAACCCCCTACCATTTCGCAATGTCGAGGGGGCTAATACTATGAAAAATAGAAATATTAAAGTAAATGAATTAAACTGACAAATAATTTAAACCCGATCGTAAGGCTTTCTGAAAAAACAAAGAGTGAAATATAATAATTCGCCAAACCTAATTAAAGGCCGAAGGGGTTTAGTGCTTTGAGGAGGAATCGAACCACCGACCTCTTAGGCTGTTAACCTGAGCGCTCTACCAACTGAGCTATCGAAGCGAAAAAGAATACACAAAACTACGCTTTCTTTTCTACATATGAAAGAATAGTTTTATGTTTAAAAACATGCTTTATTCTTTTATTTTAAAAGTTCTAAGACAAAAAGCAGTTTCATTTAAATGCTTCGCCCACTCTCGACGTGAGATTGCTTTCTCTTCGATTTCAATACACTCTACAAAGTTATCTCTTGTTAAGTGTATTACTTTCCTACTTCTACTTTTCGCAGCTATAAGCGCCTTGTTTGCATTCGCTAGTGCTTCTCTTGTGTCTGTTCTTGTTATTATCATACTGTTTTGTTTTTTTTATTTGTAATTGTTGAAACATCTTAAGTTAAAGGGCTTCACCTAATTACAAGGTTTTTAGTATAATGAGGGTGTGTAAAGATTTTCGTTATTTACAATTTTTTCTTTGCTTTTTGTATATTTTTAAAATCATTATTTTCCTAAAAACAGATTTGCTTTTTTTAAATAAGTATCGAGCATGATTAAAATTAGCCTTTTCCCATTTATATTCGTTCATTCTGAAAAGATAAAAATAAACATCCTTAAATGCAAAATATTCAAATAATATATGAAATAATTTATTCAAAATCAAATACAAAGCGTATATGTAAAAACATGGGCTAGTTAAAATGAACAAGTTATCTCTAAAATTTTCTTTATCAATTTTCATTTTTTTTCTTATTTATTAGTTCAACAGTGGTTTGTTTTGGAGTAAATAACATTGCACTTGAAATCATGCAATGCAAAGTTTATTTTTCAATTCAATTCATCCCGTTGCACGCTTCAAAGGTGCAGTACCGTTATAAACAATCTTGAACCGAATTATCAGCCAACATCATAGCAAAATTAGCAACATCGGCACATTCTGAAATAATATTAGATCTATCTTTTCGAGTGTATACCTGACCTTCTTGTCCAACTGCATAGCTCAATTCTTCTGTTTCTCTCTCAATTCCAGATAATAAATAACTAATAGATGAATTATTCCACCCCCCTTTGTGGTCGTTTTCTTTTAGTTTTTCTTCCATTTTTAGAGCGAAGCGTAATATTTCTTCTCTTATTCCTGTTTGTTCTGATATTTTTTGCAAACCCATGATTATATATTTGATTTAGTAAAAATTAAGAGTTTATAACATCGTATTTGATGCTATAAATTTTTGAAAATAAAAATTTCCAGACACAAATACGTGTCCGTTAAATTTCCACAAAACTACACAACCCTATCGACTTAATCTAATTTTTGGGTGTGTTTTGCAGCAGGCTTTAATATTTAAAAGTAACTTTACCATTAACAACTGCATCTTCCAAAAACTCCTCATTTTCATAAGGATCAAACCTCATATTTTGCGGGTCTAAAATAATTCTACCCAGCTTTTTATTGCGATAAGCTAAATAATGTATTTCAGCATTTTCTTCAAATTTAAAAACCTCAACGCATTTCAACTCCTCTTCAGAAGGCTCTTTTTTCAATAAATCAGATATAACCGTTTTTATTATGGAATCATATCCTTCTTGTATCTTATCTTGCAATTCAATCATTATATCTACATTCTTGTTCATGTCTTTAAAAATTTGGGTTAATAATCGGTTTCCCGTTTGCATCCGGAATAACTCTATAAACAGTTTTCCCGTTCACATTTTTCACCTTCTGCGATTGCATGTCGGGGAAGTGGTTTTTTTCGGAATCGTTCTTTATTTCTTTTAAATCATTTAAAGAGGCTTTAAAATCTGTTTCATTCCATTTATTACAAAACGAACCAAAACTTTTTTTATATTGCTTAGAGGTCTCTTGAAATAGCTTGTAATCGAAAAACTGTTGTTTAAATGATTCGTATTCGCCATTAAGAGAATTTAAGAATTGAAAAGCATTAGATAAATTTTTTAAGTTAAAGAATGGTTTAAGTTCTTTTTGGATGAAGTCTGGAATATCACTTTCAGGTTTAGCTTTAATATCAGAATCAGAAGAAGGAGTTATTTCTTCATTATCATTTACATTATCATTTACATTATCATTTACATTATCATTTACATTATCATTTACATTAGTTCCAGTTCTGCTTTCGAGTTGCTTCTGTTTTGCTTCTGTTTTGCTTACAGTTTGCTTTCTTTTCGGTTTAGTCCCGTTTATGTATCGCTTTTGATTAGCTTCTATTTGAGGTTTTATCAGTATAAATATAGTCTTAGAAATTCCCGTAAGTTCAGGTATGACAAAGTTAAGGCTATATTCTGCAATAGCGTTGTATATTTCTAATTGATTCTCTTGAGGGAGTTCTTTAATAGCTTCATAAAAGCTACGGTAAAAGACGAAACTGTCTCTTGATGGGGTTTTTTTATTCATATGTGACTGTTTTTTATCTGACTGATGAAAAATAAGAGAGGTAAAGGACAGTCAGAAACCTTTTACGAGTTTGCGGCTCAACCTCTCTACAAAGATAATAAAATAAATTGAATTTAAAAATCTTTGTTATCATTACTATTTAAAATGCTGTCTATGTCGTCATCAATCCCGCGATTAAAAGCTACATCCTTATCATAGAATTTAGTTACTGTTTTGTTATGATATAAAAGAACGTCGCCACATTCGCCATTTCTGTTTTTTCTTATTTGTAAGTCCATAGTTCGCTTGTTTTGGTCCAACCAATCGTCACCCATATCCAAACCACTCAACTGGTCCACGCGGTACTGGCGAAAGCAGAACATAATAATATCGGCGTCCTCTTCAAGACTACCCGAATTTTTCAGATCGCTTAATTGATAGTTGTTGTCTCCTCTATTTTCAACACCTCTATTTAGTTGAGAAAGCGCAAATATAGGAATGTTTAAATCTTTCGCACATGATTTTATTTTCTTGCTTATTTCCGAAGTATTTTCGGTGGCCCCGTGGTCCTTTTCTACTTTGATAAGCTGAATATAATCAATAATTCCATATTGAATATTTTCTTTTCTCTTTAATATCGTAAGCGTTCTGACAATGTCATCTATATAGCTTGGTTTGTCCTCAATAATAATTTCTAAGTCGTTAAAGAGGTTTAAACTTTCTTCTATTCGCTCACACTCTTGATCATTTAATTGTCCTTTTCGGAACTTTGACGAATCAATTCCTTCATTTTCTGAAAGAAGAATCTTATTTGTAAGGTTCAATTTTGAAACTTCGACAGATATAAACGCGCCTTTTTTCTTATTGCGTGCAAAGTCTACAGCTAAATCTACAGCCAAAGAAGTTTTTCCCATCGAAGGACGCGCCGCAATAAGGACCAAGTCCCCGTTCTGAAAAGTTAGTATTTCGTCAAGAGATTTTTTCCCAGTCTGAAAGTCTACAATCCCACTTTTAAAGCGTTCTATACGTTCATACATTTCATTTATAGAAGCATTAAGATTCTTTTGTAGAGTCTCGCCTTGTATCGAAACGGCACTTTCTGCACGTTCTTTTATCTTCTCGTAATTCTCAAAGCAAGT